AGCACAACGCTGGCCGACATCACCGGCATGTCGTGGACCGCCGCCGCGAACACCAGCTACCTGTGCGCGTGCGCGTGGCAGGTCGATTGCGGCGCCGGTGGATTCCAAATGGTGCTCGACTGCCCAAGCGTCTACGCGGGCGGCTCGACGCTGGCGGGCTACGGCTTTACCGTCAACGGTGCCAACTCCACCGCTGGTATTGTGCAAGTGGGCGCCACCGAGATCCGCGCAGGCAATCGTGGCGCAGCGCAGACTGGTCCCGTGTTTGCCATTTTCGGCTTCCGCACCGACAGCACCAGCGGCACCGCCAAATTCCGCTTCGCCCAAAACGGCAGCAACGCCGCCGCCAGCGTGCTTAAAGCGCAAAGCCGCGTGCTGGTTATCCCCATGACATGACGACCGACGCCGCCCTCATCGCCGCCGAGTCCCACTTGGCCACCTATGACTTTGCCGGGAACAGGCCGACATTGCTTCTCTACTTTCTGCAACTGCTAACCGCCGCCGCTGCGCAATCGCCCAAAGCCAACGCCGTCCGCGACTGGATTAACGCCATCGTGTTCACCGCCGCGCTCGACCCCGACAATCTTGCCGCTTCCCTGACGCCGCCGCCGCACACCTTCGCCGAAGTTGTCATCGAAGCCGCAACCGCTCTCAACCAACCATGAGAACTGTAACTTTACAAAGCATCCTCCTCCGCGCATGGCAACGCGCAGGCAACGACGGCTCGGATATTTCTAACATCCCATCTGGCGCCAAGACCATGATGGTCGCCGCCGCCAACGAACGCATTGCGGATTGCTGGGAGTGGTCGGACTGGCCTGAGCTTATGCGCGTCGAAGAACGCACCGTCGAAGGCAACGACACGACCGGCTACTTCATCCCCTACGAGCAAACCGGCGAGACCGCCATGGGCGAAGTCTTCGCCGTCCTCCGCGACAACCCCGCGACCCACGTTGCCCCCCGCCAGATTGGCTACACCCTCCTCGGCGACAACGTGCGCTTCCCGCAAAGCACCGACCTGCCAACCACCGTCTGGGTCAACTACCGCATCCGCCCGACCGAATACTCAGCAAGCAACCTCTCCGCGACCGTGCCAGCCGTCATCGCAAAAGCAGTCGGTTACCTCCTGACTTCGGATCTGCAAACCGAAGACGGCCAGCTCGACAAAGCACTCGCCATGGAACAGCTCGCAGAGTCCGAGCTGATCTCCCAGCGCGACAAATATTACTTTCAGCAGGGCCAACCCTCCATGTGGACGGCCCGCGTCAACCAATACTAAAAACCTATGCACCCTAACGTCTCCCTCACAAACTTCCGCACCAAGATCGTGCGGTTCACGCCAGTCGTAGACACCAGCGCCTATGCCGCCGGTGATGTCCTCTTCGACACCACTGCCGTCAGCGTCAGCGACAACACCAGCGCCGGCGCCCGCGGCACCATCCTCACGGCCTCGATCATCGACCGCGACGACGAATCCTCGCAGACCATCACGCTCTACTTCCTGCGCAGCAACGTCAGCCTCGGCACGATCAACGCGGCGCCAAGCATCTCCGACGACAACGCCGCCGAGATCATCGGCACCTGCACCGTCACCACCGGCACCGACTTGGGCGGCTGCAAATACGGCGAGACCAGTGGCCTTGTCCTGCCCTTTGAGCTGCCCGCGCAGAACCTCTTCGTCGCCGCCACAACCGGCGGCACGCCGACCTTCACCGCCGCAACCGACATCCGCGTGCGCCTCAGCCTCCAGCTCGAAAGCCCGCTCTAAGACACCATGCCGCTGCCATTTTCCAGACGCGCTTTGCAGACAGCGCCGAGCTTCAGCCGCGACTTCGCGGGCCTGAAGACGCTGGATCATGGTGTCGGCCCCGCCATCACCTTCACGCGGGCATCGAACGCCACCTTCTTCGACGCCAACGGCACCCTGCAAACCGCCGCCAACGACACGCCACGCTTCGACCATTCCGGCGGCAGCAGCTTGGGGCTTCTCATCGAGGAGGCGCGGACGAATTTGCTACTAAACAGTGCCACGCTGGCCACGCAAACCATTACCGTCACCGCCGTTGCCCACACTTTGAGCTTCTACGGAACCGGCGAAGTTGTCTTGAGCGGCGCACATTCCGCCACCGTGACCGGAACCGGAGCCTTCCCAACGCGCACCTCGCTCACCTTCACGCCCTCTGCCGGAAGCCTTACTGCCACCGTCAGCGGAACCGTTGAATATGCTCAATTAGAAGTCGGCGCTTTTGCAACAAGCTACATAACAACAACTGGCGCAACCGCCACCCGCAGCGCGGACAGTGCGGTCGTCACGCCGATCTCTTCGTTTTATAATCAAGCGGAGGGGACGATTGTTTCAGAAACCACGGCTATCGGCTACGGATCTAGCTTTCCGACCGTGTGGTTTTTGAACAATGACGCCGGAGCCAGTCAATACATAGCTTTCTACCATCGCGCTAATAATTACTTGGAGGTTTCTGGCAGCGGATTTGGTCAAGCAACCGGAGGCGTGACCATCGGAACAACATATCGCTTGGGATTCGCTACCTCTGCGGGATCTACAAGGCTTGCCCTCAACGGGGCGCTTGTTGGGTCTGATAGCGCCGCGGCGTCTCCAACCGTAACGCCAACGCGCATTCACATGGGCCGCAGGTCAGATGGATCGCAGCACTTTACTGGCCACATTCGCAAGATCGCCTACTACCCCCGCCGCTTGAGCAACACGCTGCTGCAACAGCTAACGACCTAATGTCATGACCGATTACCTCTACAAATTCCCCGACGAGCAAACAGCCCAAACCGCGCTGGCCGATTACTACGACAGCGAGACCGGCTGGAAAACCAGCGGAGAAGGCTATGCGCTTGATCCGGTGGGCATCCTTGCAGACGGCGAGACCGTCCTCGACGGATGGCACCTCAACCTCCGCGTGACCGACGACCGGCCAGATCCGGCGGCGGACTACAGCGTGACGCCGACTCAGCAGCGGAGGGTGTGGCTATGAGCATCACGCACTTCCATCACCATTTCACAACGACCGAAAAAGGCGTCATCGGAACGGCCACCAGCATCGGCTCCTCGGTGTTTTCTATGCTGCCCCATTTAGAGACGACTCTCAGGGTCGCCGGCCTATGTGTCGGCCTCGCGGTCGGCATCGTCACCCTAATTTCGGTCCTCCACGACCTCCGCAAAAAACAGAAAGCAAACAAATGAGAAACTGGAAAACAACACTCCTCGGAGTCCTCACAATCATCGCCTCACTCAGCACCGCAGGCCGCGAGTTCCTCGCCAATGGCAGCATTCCTGACATCGGCCTCATCGCCGCGAGCCTGCTCGCCGGTTGGGGCTTGATCGTCGCCAAGGACAACAACGCCCGCCTCTGACTCCATGAGCCACGCCCGCGTCACAAAACTCATTGCGTGTGCGATCCTCGCCGCGTCTTGGGCTGCTCTTGCGGCTGGGTGCGTCACGCTTGGCTACGACTTCATTAAGCAGCAGGCCACCGTCACGTTCGACGCGAAGACCGTCAAAGAGCCAACCAAGTGATCCCCAAGAGCCGACCACAACAAAAGCGCGACGAGACGCTGAAGCAGCTCAAGGCTGCCAACGTCAGCGATCCAGTGTGCTTGGTCGGCATTCGTGGCTACTACCGGGACAGCATGGGAGCCAAGGGCAAGCAGGATCGCGGAATCTATGACGACGCCATTATCCTCGTCTCGCCCAACGCGCACGTTGCCTTCAACGCAAACGTCGATCCGGCCCGCTACGGCATCAACCCAAAGATCGGCAAAGGCTACGCATCGCTCAAGTCCGGTGTCTACCGCTACCGACTGGGCAAGCACGGCATTCGGAGCGGCAACCCTTACAAAGCTCTGGTGCAGGGCGATGCGGTCACCGTCCAACGCGACGGCGGCAACGAAGAGACCGGCTTTTTCGGCATCAATATCCATCGCGGCGGAATCACCCGCACCAACAGCGAAGGCTGCCAGACCCTGCCGCCCGCCCAGTGGCCCGCCTTCATCTCGCTCGTTGAGTCCGAGATGAAAAGGAACAACGCGAAGACCGTCAGCTACGTCCTGACCAGCCGGAAGGACGCTGCCTAATGGCATTAGAAAGTCCAGTCCAGCGCGACGGCGACAACGGCTTCATCGGCTTCGCCAGCCGCTTGAACCCGCTGACGTTACCCGCAGGCATGTTGCAAGACTCAGTCAACATGCGCTTGGACAGGGGCGTCGCACAAACCCGCAAGGGCAGCAAGCGCCTCACCGACACGATCGGCACGACCGGCGCTCCGCTGACTTTGGATTTCACCCTCGGCACCGACAAGACCGTCACCTCGATCACCCGCGCCTCGACAACGGCCACCGTCACCGCCACCGCCCACGGATTCACGACCGGCGACCAAGTGAACATCCGCGGCGCCGTGCAGACGGACTACAACGGCGACTTCATCGTCACCGTGACGGACGCCAACACTTTCACCTACACCGTGAGCGGAAGCCCCGCGACACCGGCCACCGGCACCATCGTCGCCAATAACGGCCCCGAAGTCCGCGACAGCTACGAGGGCGGACTGTATGCCGCCGGAGTGTTCGCCAGCCAGAACTACGAAAACGCGGCGGAATACATCGTGCTTGCTGGCAACGACCAAGCGTGGCTTTGGCGCGACGGAGCCTCGCCGGTCATTAAGAATTACCCGACCAGCCCCGATGAGCGCATTGAGGGAACCGATACCGTAAGCATCGTGCAGGCGTTTGACCGACTTTACATCCTGCGCGAGGCCGCCCGCGCCGGAGCCTACGCAGAGAAGCTGACAAACTCTTCCGGTATCACCGTGTCGTCCACTACGGCCACGGTGAACGTCAACGCTCACGGCTATCCCGAAGGCGCCACCGTTCGCATCGAAGGATCTACAACGCCCGCCTTTGACGGCCATGAGTTCCGCGTGCTTGGCACCAACCTCAATACCGATTCGTTTGAGATTACCGTTCCATCCGGCACCGCAACGCATGCCGCCGCGACCATCAAGGTCCGCCGAGTAAAACCACCTTTATTTTGGGACGGAGGCAGCGGCGGCTTCGTCCGCGCCACCGCAGGCGTTCCGGCCGAAGGCGTCACCTACACCCGCATGCCATCGGTCGGATGGGCCAGCTACCACAACAACCGCCTTTGGATCGCCAAGACCCGCGACACGGTCGGCATCAGCGATGTTCTTGACCCTGACCTCTACGATCCATTCTGGAACAGCTTCCGCGCCGGAGCCGGAGGCGATGACCGCATTGTCGCCGTGCATCCTTGGGTCGAAGGCCAAGCCCTCGTCTTCTGCCGCAAGAGCATCTGGCTCGCCACGCTCAATCAATTTGCCTCAACCGATGGCAGCGACTTCAGCGTAGACACTCCGGTGTCACAGCTCACGCTCCTGACCAACGAGATCGGATGCAGCGCCCGCAACACGATTGTAACCGCAGGCTCGTTTGTTTTCTTCCTCAGTGACGCCGGTATTTACCGCCTCGACAGCCGCCTCGATCTTAAACTTCGCGGCGACACCAAACCCCTCTCGGAACCAATCGCCGACCTGTTCAGCCAAGTGGTTCAGTCCCGCGTAGAGCGCAGCGCCTTTGGCATCTGGCACAGCAATCGCTATCTCGTTGCCCTCCCAACCAGCGCCGACCCGCTCGACGGCAACCAGTTGGTGGTTGCTTGGAACGCCTTAACGGACACTTGGGAATACCGCGACATCTATCCGAGCAGCGCCAGCGCCAACCAGATCCTTGTCGGCACCTACGACAACCAACGCCGCGTCTTCTCAGTTCCACGCTCAGGCAACCTCTACCTGCTGGAAGAAGAGGGCACTGCCGTGGACGCCAATGCGGCGAGCAGCTTGATTGGAAGCAACCCCATCACCGGCAGCATCAAGACCCGCCGTTACGACTTTGGCGACATGCACAGCAAGCGATTCCTTCGCACGATCGCCGATGTGGTCATTCCGGCAGGCGCCAGTGTCAGCACCAAGATAAAGACCATCAACCCCGACACCGAAACAACGGTCGGCACGCTGACCAATAGCACCAGTGGCGTGGAAGACTACAACATGAAGAGTCCGGTGCGCTACAAGGCGCATAGCGCCGAAGTCATTTACGAAACATCCGGCGGGCGGCCGGAAATCCGCAGCGCCAGCATCGAAGCCTCGCCGAAATCTCTACCGCCCACGGAAACACGCTCTGCCGCCTAACCCTCAACTTCTCAACCCTCAACTCTCAACTACCCTATGGCCTCCTACGCATACACATTCACCAGCGGCGACACCGTCACCCCGACCAAGCTCAACAACGCCCGCACCGTCAGCGAGATCGTCAACGCTGACATTAAGAGCGATGCGGCTATCGCTGGCAGCAAGTTGGCAGATGGCGCCATCACCAACGCTAAGGTAGACGCCTCCGCAGCTATTGCTGGAACGAAGATTGCGCCAGCCTTTGGCTCCCAAAACATCACTGTCAGCGGCGGCGACCGCGCATTCACAAATACTGACAACTTTGCGCTGGTGTTTGCGACCAACAATACGGAGCGGATGCGGATTGATAACAGCGGCAATGTGGGGATTGGGACGAGTGCGCCACAGCAGCGACTTCATGTTCTCGGAAGCACCGCCAACACGCCAACATTTATTCGCGCCCAACACACCGCTACTGGAAACAGCTTTGATTATGCCGCGGTCAATGCTTTGGCGACTGGAGCAAGCGGAGGCATTTATAGCTGGGCAACCGGATCTGCTCGCGGCGGATCAACATGGGTTCAAACAGATAGCGCAATACCCTTAATTCTTGGAACCAATGACACCGAGCGCATGCGCATCGACGCCAGCGGCAATGTGGGGATTGGGACGACGGCACCTCAAACTAATCTTGATATTTTTGCAACGGGAGGAGGCAACCGAGTGCAGCTTCGGTCTTCAGCGATTACGACCGATTTCGGTATTACCAGCGCGAACGACGCATCATTGTTATACACCAGAACAAACCACCCGATTGTTTTCGGAACCAATGACACCGAACGCATGCGCATCGACGCCAGCGGGAATGTGCTGGTTGGAACCACATCCGCAGATGCAAAATTCCAAATCACTCAAACCTCAAACGGCGCGGGCGCTATTTACGCTACCGCAGCAGCAGGCCAAAATGGCAACGCATTTCTGTTTGGAATTGCAGGCGTCTGCAACGGCTACCAGATCACAAACGACGGATCAAACAACATAGCGCACATTTGGACTGGAACTGGTGGCAACGAACGCATGCGGATCGCGTCCAATGGGAATGTTGGGATCAATGATGCGGCGCCCGCCTACCATCTCGATGTCAACGGCGATGCAAACGTGACCGGCGTGTGGCGCGTAGATGACACGCAAGTAGTCACCAACCGCCGCACAGGATGGGCCGCGCCGACCGGAACGGCCACGCGGACAGCATTTGCGACTAGCACAGTGACCACGGCCCAGCTCGCCGAGCGCGTCAAGGCGCTCATCGACGACCTGACGACCCACGGACTCATCGGAGCCTAATCTATGAAACAACAACTCGCCGAACTGATCGAAGCCTACGCCGCCGCCCGCGCATCGGGTAGCCGGTTGCTGTTGGAATTTGCCGTAACTCAACTCAACGACTTCATGGCGAAGGTGGACGTGACGGAGATCAAAAAGGAAAGCGAATGATCGCATGGCAGAAGGCAAAACAATGGCAGGAGGACAACGACGCCACGGCGACTTTCGAGGAGTTGCTGGGGTGGCATCTATCGGCGGGCTATGTCTGGAGCAGTCCGAAGGTCTTCTTGTTGGCCAGCGAAGTGTGCTGGAATGCGGAGGATCAAGCC